GCCGCGGAAGGTTGAGGGCAACCCTTACGAGCCCCTTTCCAAGGCGGCCAAGAACGCCCTGCAGGAAGAGATCGACGCCGCATACGACGGCTTCGTTGCTGCAGTGGCTGGCGGCCGTGGCGTCCCGGAAAGCGTCGTCAGGGCTGACCCCGAGGCGGGCAAGCCCCACTTTGGCGGCGGCCGGACCTACAGCGCCGCGCGCGCCGTTGCGCTCGGCATGGCAGACGAAGTGGCGACCCTCGACGAGGTTGTCGCGCGCGCACAGTCGGCCGCCCGTTCCCGGTCCCGGGCACGAGCGAGGGCTTCCATCTAAGACCCCGCTCAGGCGGGCCAGCGCGACCGGGGCTGCAGCGGGCAGGCTCTGGCCGGTTTCTTTTTGTCCGCGACAGGAGACTATCATGAAAAAGATCGCCGAACTTGAGGCGAAGCTGGATGGCCTGAAGGCGGAAGCCACGGCGATCCTGAACCGGCAGGACGCGGGCAACGCGTCGGCCGAAGACGATCAGCGCCTCTGCGAACTGACGGACGACGGCGGGGAAATCCCGGCTGTCAGCGCCGAGATCGGCGCGGCCAAGAAGCGGGCCGCGATGCGCCGCGAGATGGCCCCGGTGAAGTCGGCCGCGCTCTCGAACATGACGGACGAGCCGAACCCGGCCACGACCGGCGGCTTCAAGTCGCTGGCCGAGATGGCGGTCGCTGTCCGGCAGGCGGTTGTCGGTGGCGGCACTGACCAGCGCCTGATGGCGGCCCCGACCAACGTGCACAGCGCGGGCGGTTCCGATGGCGAGGGCTTCCTGGTCCCGTCGCAGTTCTCGGAGGCCATCTTCGAGGCCGTGGGCGAGGTTGACGACTTCCTTGGCCAGTTCGACCTCGAGCCGACCTCGGCCCGTTCGGTCGAGATGAACAAGGACGAGACCACGCCCTGGGGTTCGTCGGGCATCCAGGCGGCGTGGCGCAAGGAGGGGTCGCAGATGACCCCGAGCAAGCTCGCGCTTGGCGGCGCGCGGGTGGAAATCGAGGACCTCAGCGCCTTTGTCGCGGCTGACGAAGAGCTGATGTCGGACGCGCCGCGGCTGCAGAACCACATCGTCAAGAAGGCCGGCCAGGCCATCGCCTACAAGGCGGGCGATGCCATCCTGCACGGCGACGGCGTCGGCAAGCCGCTCGGCATCATGAACTCGGGCGCGCTGGTCACTGTGTCGAAGGAGGCCGGGCAGTCGGCCGACACCATCGTCGCGGCGAACATCAACAAGATGTATTCGCGGCAGATCATGGTGCCGGGTCGCCGTTTCTGGGCGGCCAACATCGACATTTTCCCGCAGCTTCAGGCCTTGGCCTTCGGCACTGACACGCCGCTCTATCTGCCGCCGGGCGGGCTGACCTCGGCCCCGAATGGCATGCTGCTGGGCTATCCGGTGGTCTTCACCGAGCACGCGAAGACGCTCGGCGACAAGGGCGACGACCCGGACGCCTATTCGGCCAGCACGGTGACCACCGGCTGGATTGCGATGAAGGACTTCGGCGCGCTCATGGCTGTGGTCATGGCCGGCACCCTCGGCTCCTCGGCCACCCTGGACGCCAAGTTCGAGCAGGCCAGCGACGGCTCGGGCACCGGCGCCAAGGACATCACGGGCGCTGCCATCACCCAGCTCACGCAGGCGGGCACGGACAGCGACAAGCAGGCTGTCATCAACCTGCGCCGCGATGATCTGGACATGGCCAACGATTTCACCCACGTGCGGCTGTCCATGACGGTCGGCACCGCGGCGAGCGACGCGGGGGCCGTGGTTCTCGCGGTTGATCCGAACTATGCGCCGGCATCGGATAACGACGCGTCCACCGTCGATGAAATCGTGACCATCTGAAGCTGAGGCGGGCGTCATGGATCTGGAAACGGTATCGGCGCCTGCTGTGGAGCCCCTCACGCTTGCTGAGGCTCGCCGCCATCTCCGAATTGAGGATGGCGGCGACGATGTGATGCTTGAGGGGCTCATTTCAGCCGCCCGCGCTCAGGTGGAGGCATTCACCAAAACGCGGCTGATCACCCAGACGGTGCGGTTCACGCTGCACCGGTTCCCGCGGCGGATCTCTATCCCTGTCTGGCCGGTCCAGAGCATCAGCCAGATCGAATACACCGCAGAAGATGGGACCGACACGGTGCTTGCGGCGTCGGAATATACCCTCGTCAAAGGGCGTGCCCCGCGCGAGATCGTGCCGGGTTACGAGAAGCTCTGGCCAGACGCGCGAGAGCATTACAACGCAGTTCGGGTTGATGTGGTGGTCGGGCATGGCTCGACGGGGGATGCAATCCCGCCGGACTTGCGAGTTGCCATGCTGCTGGTGCTTGGCGCGATGTACGAGCACCGCGAGGACGTTGTCGCGGATGTGAGCCTCAAGTCACTGCCGGGGACGGCAGCCGCGGAGGCCAAAATGTGGCCGCATGTTTTCTATGGGGGTGCCTGATGGCAACTTTCTACGGAACTTTCATCAATGTCGTGAACATGACGGCGCGCGGCGGAGAACTCCCGGTGGGGGCCGGCAAGGGCGCGCTGGGGCTGGCGGATCTCACCACAAGCGGCACCGCGGCGACGGCGCAACGCGGGGGCTCTGATTGGACGGCGCCGAGCGCCGGCTATCTCGTTTGCTTCGCGGACGGCGACGTGCGGGTTGCGACGGGGGAGACCGCTGCCGCAGGCGCCTCGGGGGTGGGGCACTTTGTGCCTGCGAGCACCGTCTATGCGATCAGCATCGCCGCGGGCGATAGCGTGAGCGTGATCGACGCGTAATGCGCGCGGGCACGCTCAAAACCCGGGCCGTTTTCGAGCGGCGTTCGGTCGGCGCCTCTGACGGCAGGGGGAACACGGCGGACGTGTGGAATACCATCTGTTCCCGCTCGGTGTCTTTGGACGAAATGTCCGGCGCGGAGCGCCAGGAGGGCGGCGCCCTGGCGCCCGTTGTGGGCGCGACCATGCATCTCCGCCGGGACGACCTCACCGCCGGGCTGACCACGGGCGACCGTGTTTTGGCGCGTGGTGTTCGCTGGAATATCCGCGCCGTGCGCTGGGCAGGCGCCCGGGGCGCGGGTCTGGTGCTGGACCTTCAACGAGGGGTGGCCGTCTGATGGCGCAGATTGTCGGCCTCGACAAGGCGGAGCGGGTTTTCAAGCGCATGTCCGGGGCAATGCAGCGAAGCCTGGTGGCCGGCCTGAACCAAGGGGGTGACGAGCTTGCGGACGCGGCGCGCATCCTGGCGCCGAAGGAAAACCATGACCTCGCGGAAAGCATCGACAAGAAGCTGACGGTTCGCCGCGGTGGGCGATCCCTGACGATGACGGTTTACGCGGGCGACACGCCAGAAACGGCAATCTCGGCCTTTCGGCAGGAGTTCGGTCGCGCGCCGGGCGGTGACGGGATGGAGGGGCACCCGGGCCACGTGGCTCAGCCCTTCTTCTTCACGGCATACGCCGCGCTCCGGCGCCGCATCAGAAGCAGGATCGGCCGCATCCTTGGGAAGGCCGCACGGGAGGCCGCCCGTCGTGGCTGAGCAGTTGGACGAACTTCAGGCCGCGATTTACAGCGCGTTGGCCGGCGACAGCGCATTGGTCGCGGTGGTCGGGGCGCGGATTTACGACCGGGTGCCGGTGCACGCGACCTATCCGTTTGTGAGCTTCGGGCAGGTGGTGACTGCCCCATGGTCCGGGGACGCCTTCGAGGGCGCCGAGACCTTTTGGACGGTTGACACCTGGTCCCGTGCCGGCGGGCGGGTCGAGCTGTCCGCCATGATGACGCGCGTCCACGCGGTTCTGCATGACGCGGCCCTTCCGCTCTCGACCCTCTCCTTGGTGTCGAGCCGTCTCTCCGATGGCCGGGTTTTGCCCGACCCGGACAATGAAACCCTGCACGGGGTGCAGCGGTTCCGCATCCTGACGCAGCACACATAGGAGGCAGACATGCCCGCCCAGAAGTCTAACCTGATGCTCCTGAAGCGGGGCGACGGGGGGTCCCCCGAGACGTTCACGACCCTCGCTGGCATCCGCGCCAAGGGCCTTTCGATCAACAACAACCCGATTGACGTCACCACCGATGACAACGTGTCTCCCATCGGCGCGCTTGAAGAGATCGCCCGGGAAGAGCCCCGGCTGCAGGTGCTTCTGGACCGCCTCAGCAACGGCGGGGCACAGCTCGGCGAGGTCCGGGCTGTCCTCGACGCCACGCTCAAGGCGTCCGGCAGCAAGGTCACCTCTGCCATGATTATCGAAAAGGACGGTCTCCTTCGGGCGACCGAGATCGCCGCGCTGGTGCTTTACAAAGCGTTTGATCATGACGCGGTTACCGACGGAGGCAAGACGCCGCCGGGGGAGCCGCTGCCGGCCGAAACGCCGGCTTCCTGATCGCCCCCTACATTCAGACGGGGGCCGCAATGGGGTTCCCGCCTGATGTGGTGCGGGGCATGTCGCTGTCGGACATGCAGCACTGCGTTGACGGCTGGCTCAAGGCCAACGGCGCGGGGCCGGACGCGTCGAAAAGATCGGATCTCTCGCAGGACGAGCGGGAGAGCTTGCAGGCCTTGATTGATGCTGACGCGCGGGGAGGCGGCTGATGGCCACTGAAGAAATCGCCGCGCTTCAGCTTCGTCTGGAGGCGACAACGGCCAAATTCGAGCGCCAGCTTGACCGTGCCCGCCGGCAGATGAACACCAAGGGCCGGCAAATGGAGCAGCGCGCTCAGCGGCTCGACACCCGGCTGTCGAAAGTCGGTGAGCGCTTTGGCCTGCCCATCACCAGCCGGGCCGCGGCGATCTCGGCAGCAATCGCGGGCATTGGCCTCGCCACGCGAAGCGCGGTGCGGAACGGTGACCGGCTGACATTGCTGCGCGCGCGGCTTGACGAAATCACCGGGAGCGCTGAGGCCGGGGGGAAGGCGTTCGAGGGCGTTTTCGACACGGCTCAGAAGCTGGGCGCCAGCCTGGATGTGGTCGGCGGCAGCTTTACGCAGTTCAGCCTTGCGGCACAGGATCTCGGCGCGACTGATGAGCAGGTGCAGCGGCTTGTTCGGACGGTCCTGCAACTCGGCCGCATCACTGGCGCAAACAATCAGGAGCTTTCGGCCGGCGCCCGCCAGCTCGGGCAAGCGCTGGCTGCCGGCGTGCTGCGCGGCGACGAACTCAACTCTGTGATGGAAAACATCCCGGGGGTTGCACGCCAGATCGCCGAAGGCCTGGGCGTGGGCATCGGGGAATTGCGGGCGATGGCGCAGGAGGGCGAGGTCACCGCAGACAAGGTCTTTGGGGCGCTTTTGCGGGGGGCTGATGAAGCGGAGGAGAAGTTTCGACGCCTCCCCCGCACCGTAGATCAGGCGTCAACGGCTCTCGCCAACTCATGGGCGAGGTTTACCGCAGCAATCGACAAAAGCCTTGGGCTAAGCTCTCGCCTCGCGAGAAGTCTTGATGATGTTGCGCGCGCTGTTGATAAAATCAATGCAAAGCCTCTGAACGTTTTGTCTGCAGACCAAAGAAGTAAAATTGCGGCTGGGCTACGCAACCGGCAAGGCTTGAGAATTGAGAGCGATTTACTCCTGGACCCGGACGACCCAAGAGGAGACGTTCGCGGCCGGGACAGGCTCCCCTTTAGCGTCTCTCCCCTCCCATATACCCCGTCTACATCTGGCGGGCCTCGTCGTGGTGGCCTTCGTCGGCGTTTTGGGCCCCGGTTTTCGCCGGCCCCAGTGCCTGCCCCCCCTGATGGCGTGCT